ATGGTGGGCCGTGTTGGAATCGAACCAACGACCAGCGGATTAAAAGTCCTCTCACCGAAGCACTGAATTCAACGCCTTAGCGTTGTTCATTTTCCCGGCAAGGCCGCGCGCAGGCCCTGCCGCTGCTGCGCGATCGCGAGCATTTTCCCGGTCCGCGGGGCGGGCACAATCATGCGATGCGCGGAGATCTCACACCGCCCGACGCGGACGTACTGCCGCCCCTGCCGGCGCGGTTCGGCTGGCAACTGCCGCATGCGAAGCAGCACCGGCGGCCGTACCCGGAGACCCGCCAGATCGTCGTCGACGGCGAGGGCCCTGCGCTCGCGGCCGTGTCGCCGAAGGACGGCCTGGCCGCGGTTGTGATCGGGCTACACCGAGCGCTCGAAGGCAGCCGGCACTACCGCACTTTCGCCTCGCGGGACGCCGCGCTCCGGTACGTCGCGGCGTGGGCGTGGAAGTACGCCGACCAGCTGATCGCCGAGATCGAAGAACACCGGTGCCACCGGTGCGACTGAGTGCGGCCGCAGCCCTTGGCATCCGGCTGCCGCCTGGTGGACGCCGCCGCCGCGCTTCGTTGGCCAGCGGCACGCAGGACCGATGCGCGCGTCGCTCGAGCGTTGGCCAACAATGACTCAGCGGCAGGCGGCGCGCCGCCGCCTTAGTCCAATTTTTCGGATGCCCATCGGAAACGGGTTACAAAAGTTATCTCCCGAAATTTCGGCCTGAAACCCCAACTGGCTCAATGGCTTATCCATCATTCTTGAAGGTAACAATAGGGTAACGACAGGGTAATGATGTAACCTTCCGGAGAGGTTACATGCCTCCACCGTGAACCCTTTACAAATCAATAGCTTGCGGATTGATAACCTTCCCGGTAACCGTGGTGTTACCCCGGTCGGTTACATCGAAAACCCTTCCAAATCAATGAGATAGCGGCTCACCCACCCTTCGGGTTACTTGTAACCCGGTTCCGATGGTCATCCGAAAAATTCGCCCTCCCTGCGGCGCCGCCGAAGGGGCTCAGCGCCGCCTGTACGCGCCGCCGAGGCCGCAGGGTTTCGCAGGGGCGCCGGGGCCTTCGGAACGCCTCTGGCGGCCGCGCAGGCGCTTGCTGCGAGCGAGACTGCAGGGGTGCGGAAAAAGCAGGGGGTATAGCCCGCAGGCGTGGCGGGGGGACGACTGCGCGCGCCAGGGGCAGCCCGCGCGGCCCTGGGGTCGGGCGGTCGATCACCCTGCTCGGCGGCTTGGACGCGCGCTCCGCGGCCGCACAGGGCCGCGCGGGCCGGTCGGCGGGGCTCGCGTGCGCAAAAAAAAGCCGCCCCGTAGGGCGGCTCTCAGGCGGCGCATGCGGCGGGTGGCTATAGCGCGGCGAGGCGTTGGCGGGTCACATCGGCGTAGTGCTGGGTCAGCTCGCAGCCAACCCAGCGATACCCTTCCAGCTGCGCGGCGACCAGCGTCGTGCCGGAGCCGGCGAAGGGATCGAGGATCCGCCCGCCCTCCTCGCAGATCCGCACGACCTGGCGCATCAGCTCGGTGGGCTTGCCGGTCAGGTGCAGCTTGTCCGACTTCAGGACCTTCGCCCGGATCACCCCGGGCAGCACCGGCGCCCGGCGCGTCAACGGCATCGCGCCCTTGCTGCCCCACACCACGTACTCGGCTTGATTGCGGAAGCGGCCGAGCTGCGGGCGGACACCCTCGGTCTTGTCCCAGACGACGATGCCGCGCCAGGTGAAGCCCGCGGCCTGCAGCGCGTCGGTAGTGAGCGGCAGCTGCCGCCAGTCGGTGAACAGGCACACCGGTGCGCCATCCTTCAGCAGCCGCACGCACTCGCTGAGCCAGAGCACCATCCACTGCAGGTGCGATCGCTGGTCGCGTTCGTCGCCGACGAAATCGGCGTGCAGGTTGGAATCCAGGTACTTCTGCGCCGGCGAGCGCTGCCGCGCCCCAGCGTGGACACCGCCGCTCGCGTACGGCGGGTCCGTGATCAGCGCATCGAAGCTCCCGGCTTCAAGCGTCGGCAACAACTTCAGGGCGTCGCCCTGCAACAACTGGTTCTCCATCTATCGAGCCTTCGTCGTATCGCTCGCGGCGATCTGTCGGGAGGCTCGCGGCCTTCAGGTGGTTGAGCGTGCCGCACCGTGGGCACTTGATCTGCAGCTCGGCGAACTGCGCGGCCTTGGCCAGCAGGCGCGCGCACTCGCCGCAACGAACGGGGAGGAGCACGACGCGCATGTCAGGCCGCCGGCGGCTCGTAAGGTCGGAAGCGGATCACCTCGTCGCCGACCCAGTCGTTGATCCGCAGCAGCCGCTTCTGCAGGGGTTCGAGCTCGTTGGCGGCCCAGACCAGCGATGCCTCGCGGATCGAGCCGAAGCCGCCGGCATTCTGCGGCACGATGCCCAGCAGCTGCGGCGGGATCCGCAGCGACGCGAGCATGTCGTCGCGGGTGATGTTCTTGATCCCGGCGAACTCGTCCTTAGCCGCCACCTCGCTCACCGGAATCAGCTGCAGGCCGTCCTTCTTGCCGTTGGGCGAGTACAGGAACAGGTTGCGGAAATTGCCCGGGCCGCGGGCGTTGCGCATCGCCTCGCGCAGCTTGTCGACGTCCGCCATATCGGCCTGCGGATCGCTGAGATAGAGGATGAAGCCCGCGTGCGAGCCGTTGTTGTAGTACTTCCGGCGGAACAGCGTCGCCGACTCGTTGAGCAGCGCGGACTGCAAGGCCGAATACCACTCCGGCAGCCCATAGATCTCCTGGTCGACGTCGGCCTCCCGGAGCTGGCAGACGGTGCCTGGCTTGAACTCGTGCTCCTCGCCCCAGCCCCGCACCTGGTAGAACGTCCCCGGCTCCACGCCGCGGCGCATGTACTTCGCCAGGCACGGCTGCAGCCGTGCCGGCGAGCCGAGCACCGACTGGCGGGTCTCGACGTAGCACATGCCGAAGGTGATCCAGTCCATGGCGAGCTGCTCGAACGCCTCGTGCGACAGCAGCCGGTGCGGCTGGAAGGTGCGCGCGAGCATGTTGCGCTTGAAGGTCAGCCCGGATTGAAGGTACGCGTTCGAGCGCGTGGTCCGCGAGAGCCCATCGAGCGAGATCGGCGGCTCGTACCAGCGGCCGTTCGGCACGCACTCGATGTAGTCGAGCAGCCCGCGCGAGTCCAGCACCGGCGTAGGCTCGCCGAAGGTGAAGGCCTCGATGCGCGCGGTCGTCTCCGCCGCGTGCGAGGGGGTCGGATCCATCACATGATCTCCAGAATGCCGGTATTCCGGCCGGTTTGCCCCTCAAGGGGCTCGTTGTGCAAAGCGTGGAACAGCGCCCACGCGATGTCGGCGTGTCCGGTGTGATCGGAGCGGCCGGCGGTGTAGGTCATATGCCGGCCGCTGGCGGTCATCGTCTTGCGGATCGCCATCAGCGACTGCGCCACGTCGGTCCAACCGGCGTCGAACTCCAGGCGGCCGTTGTGGATCACGTCGTAGGCTTTCAGCACCAGTCGCGTCTTCACCTCCGGCGAATAGCTGAAGGTGGTCAGTCCCGGGAAGAACTGGCGGACCAGCTGCGCCACGCCCGTGCCCATACCGGTGGTGTCGATGCCGATGTACGTCACCCAGTAGCGCTGCGTGACGCGGCGAATCGCCTCGGCTTGCGCCGCGAAGTCCATGCCGCGGAACTGGTGGCGTTCCAGCATCCGGAACTTGCCGCCCGCCACCTGCGGCGGCGCCACGACCACCAACCCGGCGCTGTCGCCGGTCTCGGAGGGGTCGTAGCCCACCCAGACCGCCCGGTCGCCGAACGGCCGCGCCGCGAACGGCCGGTAGTCGTCCGCCCACTCGACCCAGCTGTCGACCATGCACGGCTGCAGCATCGACAGCGGGAACACGCTCGCGCCGTCGTCGACGAACTCGCACATCAGCAGGTTCGCGAACGCCTCGGCGCTGTACTCCTCGCGCAGCTCCTCGATGTCGAACAGGTCGCAGCCGCGGCGTGCGGCATCCATGATGGTGACGATCTGGCGCCAGATGCGGTCCTCGCACAGGCGGCCGCCTGCGAGGGCGTCGTGGCCGACATCGATCTGGATGCGCTCGGCGGCCGGCCTACCCTTGTTGCGACGCTCGCCGGTCCAGAACGGATAGGCCTCGTGGGCCATGCTCGATGGCGTGCTGAAGTAGGTTTTGCGCCACTTCTTGTGCATCGCCATGCCGCTGGCGACCTTGTTCAGCGCTTCGAATCCGTACGTCCAGAAGAACTCGTCGAAGTAGAAGTTGCCGTGATAGCCCTGCGCGGTTCGCGCATTCGTGCCCAGGAAGTACAGCTCGGCGCCGCCGGCCAGGACGATGCTGTCGCCGCCGGTCAGATCCTTGTCCAGCACCTCGCGCACGAAGGCCTGCATGTAGCCGCGGAACAGGAACGCCTGGGCCTTGGACGCGCTGAGGAAAATCTGATTGCGGCCCGTCTTGAGCGCGTCGATCAGGGCCTCGCGGGCGAAGTAGTACGTGGCGCCGATCTGGCGCGACTTCAGGATGGCGCGCGTGCGCTGGTTGCTGGCCCGGTACCAGTCGCGCTGGTAGTCGAAACAGCCATCGATGAACGCCTGCTCCAGGCGCTCGATCTCGTCCTCGCTGAACTCGTTCTTCCGGGCCTTTTTCTTCGGCGCCGCGTTGCGGTTGGCGAGGTTCGGATTCAGGTCGGTTTCGGTGCCGCCGGCCTGGTAGCGCTGGATCCGCGCCTGCCGCTCCAGCTGCCGGTGCAGCAGGTCGATCTCCTTGTAGTCCCCGCCGGTCTTGTCCGGCTTCAGGATCAGCATCACCAGCCGCGCCTCCAGGGCGCCGCCGATGCGCTCGACGTTGTCCGCCCGGTCCCACTCGTCGCGGGCCTTCCAGCTGTGTAGAGTCTTCTCCTTCTCCCCGGTCAATTCGGCGATCTCGCAGATCCGCCGGCCCATCCAGTACAGGAACTTCGCCTGGCGGCGCGTATCCATCGGGAGTTGGGCGGTGACGCTGTTCATGGGGATAGCGTGCCCACCCTCCCCTCGCGCAAGTAGGCGCGCCTCGTGTAAACGCGGCCTTTACATGCAAGCCGCGTTGCCGCTGTTGTTGCGGCTACCGACCATGAGCCTCAGCGATGCAATCGCATCACGCCCAAACGCGCAGAGGACAGCATGTCGGACAAGGTCAAGAAGTTCCGCTCGAACTGGTTTCGTGTCGCCGTGGAGGGCGCCACCTGTGACGGGCGCACGATCGAGCGCTCCTGGCTCGAGGATATCGCCAGCTCGTACGACCCGGACAAGTACGGCGCCCGCATCTTCATCGAGCACATCCGCGGACTGAACCCCGAATGGGGCTTCCGCTGCATGGGCGACGTGCTGGCGGTGAAGACCGATACGGTCAAGATCGACGGCCAGGACCGCCTCGCGCTGTTCGCGCAGATCGAGCCGACGCCCGAGTTCGTCGCGATGACGAAGGCGAAGCAGAAGATCTACAGCTCCATCGAAGTAGATCCCAACTTCGCCGGCACCGGCAAGGCCTACCTCCGCGGCCTGGGCGTGACGGACAGCCCGGCAAGCCTGGGCACCGAGATGATCCAGTTCGCGGCCAGCAACCCCGAGGCCAGCCCGTTGCGGTCGCGCAAGCAGTCGCCGGGCAACTACTTCAGCGTGGCGATCGAGTCCGACATCGAGTTCGAGGAGGTCGAGGAAAAGCCCAGCGCCCTCGAAGCCCTGTTCGCACGCTTCGACGCGCTGCTGAAGCCGAAGGCCCCCGAACAGCCCCCGCCGCCGGCGCCGGCCGCCCCCGACCTGGCGACGTTCACCGAGGCGGTCGCCGCCCTGGGCGAGCACGTGCGCAAGCAGGAGCAGCGCTTCGCCGCCAGCGAGCACGAGAACGCCGACCTGCGGCGGCAGCTGCAGTCCCTGGCGGCGGACTTCGCAGCGGTCAAGCAGCGGCTGGAAGGCACCGTCGACCACGCCCAGGCGAGCCGGCCGGTCGTGACCGGCGCCGGCCGCGTCGAACTGACCGACTGCTGAGCCGCCGTCGCGCCGCCGCGCCCACACCCCAAACCGCCGCTTTCCCCGGAGCACACATGCGTAACGACACCCGCCAGCAGTTCAACGCCTTCACCCAGCAGGTCGCCCAGCTCAACGGCGTGGCGTCGACCGCCGCGACCTTCGCCGTCGAACCCAGCGTCCAGCAGCGCCTGGAGAGCCGCATCCAGGAGTCGAGCGAGTTCCTGAGCCAGATCAACATCATCGGCGTCGATGAGCTGAAGGGCGAGAAGCTCGGCCTGGGCGTGAGCGGCACCATCGCCGGCCGAACCGACACCAGCGCTGGCGCGAAGCGCGAGCCGCGCAACGTGGCGGACCTGTCGGGCCAGGGCTACGAGTGCGCCAAGACCGACTTCGACACGGCGATCCCGTACGCGTTGCTCGACGCGTGGGCGCGCTTCCCGAACTTCCAGGCGATCCTGCGCGACGCCATCATCAAGCGCCAGGCACTCGACCGCCTGATGATCGGCTTCAACGGCGCGAGCGTGGCGCCGACCACCGACCGCACCAGGAATCCGCTGCTGCAGGACGTCAACAAGGGCTGGCTGCAGCAGTACCGCGAACACGCGCCCGAGCGCGTGATGACCGGCGGCGCGACGGCCGGCAAGGTGACCATCGGCGCGGGCGGCGACTACAAGAACATCGACGCGCTGGTCTACGACGCGGTCAGCTCGCTGATCGAGCCCTGGTTCCGCAAGGACCCGTCGCTGGTGGTGGTGACCGGCCGCGAGCTGGTGCACGACAAGTACTTCCCGCTGGTGAACAAGGACCAGCCGGCGACCGAGAAGCTGGCCACCGACATCATCCTGTCCCAGAAGCGCGCCGGCGGCCTGCCGCTCGCCGAGGTGCCGTACATCCCGGACGGCGCCATCCTCATCACCTCGCTGAAGAACCTGTCGATCTACTGGCAGCGAGGCGGGCGCCGCCGCTACATCAAGGAGGAACCGGAGTCCAACCGGGTTGCCAACTACGAATCCTCGAACGACGCGTACGTCATCGAGGACTACGGCTTCGGCTGCCTCATCGAGAACGTCGAGATCCTGCCGGAGGCGCCGTAAGGCCATGGCCGACAGCCCCGCAAAGCGCCACCTGACCCGCGTGCGGGCAGCCCTGGAGGCTGCCCGCAGGGCGCCCCACGAGTTGATGGCCGGCGCCACCGCTTACGAGCAGCACATGGCGATGCTGCAGCAGGACCGCCTGCGGCTGAAGCAGGTGCAATCGGACCAGGGCAAGGCCGAGCTGAAGCGCCAGATGCTGCCGGCGTACAGCAGCTACGTCGCCGGCGTGATCGAGGCCGGCAACGGCGCCGCCGACGAGGTGGTCACCACGGTGCTGGTCTGGTGCATCGACGTCGGAGACTACGACGAGGCGCTGCGCATCGCGGAGTACGCGCTCAAGCACCGCCTGGCGATGCCCGACCGCTTCGCGCGCACCACCGGCTGCCTGGTCGCGGAGGAGATCGCCGAGGCCGCGCTGAAGGCGCAGCGCCTGGGCGAGGCCTTCGAGGCGCGGGTCCTCGATCGCGCCGCGGCCCTCACCGCCGACCAGGACATGCCCGACGAGGTGCGCGCCAAGCTGCACCTGGCGCTGGGCCGGGCCCTGCTGGCCAGTGGCACCGATGAGGCGCCGCCGGCCGCGGTCGACCTTGAAGCCGGCATCGCACACCTGCGGCGCGCCATCGACCTGCACAGCAGCTGCGGCGGCAAGAAGGACCTGGAGCGCGCCGAGCGCCTGCTGAAGAAACACGCCGTGTCGCCCCCGGCCAACGCCGGCGGCGGCAACGGCTAACCGAGCGTCCCCACGCAACCCCGCCGGCTCGGGGCCGATCCGCACGACTCTCTCTCCAGTGCGGTGACGCCCCGACCACCGGCGACCCACCAGGCCTATGAGCGGATTCATCGCAAACGGAACCGCCGGCGACGAAGAACGGATCGAGAACGATGGCTTCTGGCCGTCGATCGACCCGATCACCGTGCGCAATCGGATGCGGCTCACCGGCGCCGTCGCCGCCGCGCGCCTGCGCGCCGCCATCGTGAACGCGATGCTCTCCGTCAACGCGGAGCTGGCGGGCTGGAAGGCGCAGCAGCAGGCCGCCGGCCGCGCCACGCTCGCCGACGTGCCGGCGGACCGGATCGACGGCGCCTCGCGCCTTGTGCACCTGTACCTGCGCGCGGTGACGTGCGCCGCGGCCGCCGAGGTGGTGGAGCGCTACCGCTCGTACGATTCCAGCGGCGACGGCCACCAGCGGGCCGACGACCTGAGCCCGAGCATCGACGAGCTGCGCCGCGACGTGCGCTGGGCGATCAGCGACCTGCTCGGCAACCGGCGGATGACGGTGGAGCTGATCTGATGCGGGTCTACGCGCGCCAGGGCGACACGCTCGACCTCCTGTGCTGGCGGCACCTCGGCCACACCGCGGGCGTCGTCGAGCAAGCGCTGGAAATGAACCCCGGGCTGTGCGAGCACGGCCCGGTGCTGCCCCACGGCACGCCCGTGGACCTCCCCGAAATCACCGCCACCGCCTCGGCCGTCACCCGGCCGCTGGTGCAGCTCTGGGACTGACCCGATGGCCGAACCGACCTCCCTTTCCAGCGCTGTGCCGGTCGCCGCCGGCGTCGGCCTGGCCGCGCTGCTGCCCGGCATCGACGGCAACGCGCTGATCGGCGCGTTCGCCGGCGCCACGCTCTTCGTCGTGTCGGCAAAGTCGCTGCCCCTCTGGCAACGCGCGGTGTACCTGGTCGTGAGCGTGGTGGCCGGCTATCTCGCCGCGCCGGACATCGTGCGCTCGCTGCCGGTCTTCTCGACGGGCGTGGCCGCTTTCGTCGCGTCCGCGGTCGGGATCACGGTCACGCTGGCGCTGATCGAGAAGAGCCGGTCACTCGACCTGGGCTGGCTGCGTCGCGGAGGGCCGCCGAATGCATAGCCTCGTCACCGTCCTCACGCTGATCGCCTGCCTGGCGATCTGCGCCCGACTGCTCACGTACAAGCGCGGCCCCGACGCCCGGCACCGGGTCGGCGTCGGCCTGTGCGCCTGGCTGCTGATCGTCTGCACCGGCGGCCAAGCGATCCACATCGCCCTGGTCGGCGCTGCCGCGCACGTCAGTCCTTGGCAGCTCGGCGTGCTCCTGGTGCTCGCCGTGCTCACCTACCGCGCCCGCGGCAACGTGGCGCGCATCCTCAGGGTCGATTGATGGTCACCGACGATCAGCTCGCGCAGATCATGCGCTGCCCGCTCGTCCGGGCGCAGCGCTGGCGCCCGGCGCTCACCGCCGCCATGGCCCGTTTCGGCATCACCACGGCGCGCCGCGCCGCGCACTTCCTCGCCCAGGTCGGGCACGAAAGCCTGAGCCTGTCGCGCACCGAGGAAGACCTGAGCTACAGCCTGCCGCGGCTGCTGGAGGTGTTCGGCCACCGGATCCCGGCGAAGTCGGCCGGCGAGTTCGTGCGCCAGCCGGAGAAGCTGGGCAACTACGTCTATGCCCGCCGCAACGGCAACGGCGACATCGCCAGCGGCGACGGCTACCGGTACCGCGGCCGCGGGCCGATGATGCACACCGGCCGGGGAAACTATCGCCGCGTCGGCCAACTGATCGGCGCGCCGCTGGAGCAACAGCCGACGCTGCTGCTGGACGTCGAGACGGGCGCCCAGGCGGCCGCGGCCTACTGGCGGGACTCCGGCCTCAACGCCATGGCGGACGCCGGCGACGTGCTGATGGTCAGCCGCAGGATCAACCTCGGCTCGGCCACGTCCAAGCGCACGCCGGAAGGCCTGCAAGACCGCATCGCCCGCACCCGCCGCGCCCTCGCCATCCTGGGGGCCGGCTGACATGTCCGCCCGCGCCATCCTCGCCCTGCTCTTCCTCGCGCTGCTCGCGGCCATCGCCGGCGGCGCCGCCTACCAGCAGAGCCGCATCGCCTCGGCCCGCGCCGAGGCCGAGCAGGCACGGCAGCAACTGCGGGCGGCGCAGGCCGAGCGCGACGCCGCGCGGGACGAGCGCGACGCGGCGCGCCGCAACGTCCGCGTGGTCACCCAGTACGTGGACCGGGTCCAGAAGGTCTACGTCGCCGGCGCCACGATCACAAAGGAGGTCCCCGTCCATGTCACCGCGAAGGCTGATGCCGCTTGCACTGTGCCTGCTGGCTTCGTGCGCCTCCACGACGCCGCCGCCGCCAACGTCCCCCCGGATGCCGCCGCCGGAGATCCTGATGCGCCCGCCGCCGGCGTTACGCTCTCTGCCGTCGCCGAAACCGTCGCCGGCAACTACACCACCTGCCACGCCCTCCGCGAGCAGGTGATCGGCTTGCAGGCCTACATCAACTCGCTGCCGGCGGGCGCGCCCGAATGATCAAGCCGAACAGCCTGCGCGAGCACCTGACCACGGCGATTCCCGAACTCGGCCGGGACCCCGACCGGCTGCTGGTGTTCATCGAGCGGGGCAGCCTGGCCGGGACCTTCGCGCCCGGGTTCTCGTACGAGTACAGCTACACCCTGAGCGTGATCGTGACCGACTTCGGCGGGCAACCCGACGCGGTCATGGTCCCGCTGATGGTGTGGATCGCGCGGCACCAGCCGGAACTGCTCGCCAACCCCGCCCGCCGCGGCGAGATCGCGTTCGAGGCGGAGCTCCTGGCGAACGACAAGGTCGACCTCGAGATCCGCCTTCCGCTCACCGAGCGCGTCGGCGTGCACCGCCGCGCCGAAGGCGGCTTCGCCGTCGAGCACTACCCCGAGCCCGAACTGGAGGCAACGCTGCCCGCGGGGCGCTGGGACGTGTATCTCAAAGGCGAGTGGCTCGGCGGCTGGGACGTGCCGCCGGCGTGACCATGGGCGACCTGGAGCAACTCCACGCCTGGGCCGCGCCGCTGCTCGCGAAGCTGCAGCCGGCCGAGCGGCGCGCCCTCGCGCGCAAGCTCGCCACCGCGCTGCGGCGCAGCCAGGCGCAGCGCATCGGCGAGCAGCGCAACCCGGACGGCAGCGACTACGCCCCGCGCAAGCGCCAGAAGGCGGGCCGCATCAAGCGCCGCCGAGGCAGGATGTTCGAGCGCATCGCCCGGCGGCAGCACCTGAAGGTCGAAGCGACCGAACAGGCCGCATCGGTGGCGTTTCTCGGGCGCGTGGCGCGCATCGCCCGCGTCCACCAGGAGGGCCGGCGCGACCGGGTCGCGCGCCGCGGCCCGGTGGTGCGCTACGAGCGCCGCCAACTGCTCGGCTTCAGCGAGGCCGACCATCGCATGATTCGCGACCTGCTGACCGAGCACCTGGCCGGGTAGCCCTGTAGACCCGTGGCGTACAACGCAAGCGCATTGTCGGTGCGATAGCCGGCGCCGAACCTGATCGCATCCCGCGTCCGGCTTCGTCATGACCTACACCGCCGTCGATCTTTCGCGGTTGCCCGCGCCCGAAGTGGTCGAGCAGATCGACTACGAGGTGATCCTCGCCGAGCAGTTGGCCGACCTGCGCAAGCTGTGGCCCGAGTTCTCCGGCATCACCGAATCCGACCCGGTCTACAAGCTGCTCCAGCTGAGCGCCTACCGCGAAATGCAGGTGCGGCAGCGCAACAACGAGTCGGTGAAGGCGGTCATGCTCGCCTATGCCCGCGGCGCGGACCTGGACCAGCTCGGCGCGCTGCTCGGCGTCGAGCGGCTCCAGCTGGATCCCGGCGACCCGGACCGGGGCATCCCGCCGACGATGGAGACCGACACCGACTTCCGTCGCCGGATCCAGCTCGCACCCGAAGGATTCAGCGTCGCCGGCCCCGAGGGCGCCTACATCTACCACGCCCTCGGCGCACATCCGGCCGTGCTCGACGCCAGCGCGACCAGCCCGGAACCGGACGATATCCGCGACATCGTGGCCGCCGTGCTGGCGGCGCACGACGCCTCGCCCGGGCTCGTGGCCGCGATGGACGCCGCGCTGGCCGCGGCGAAATGGCCCGGCGACGTCACCGTCACCGTGCTGTCGCGCGATGGCGACGGCAGCGCATCGCCCGAGCTCATCTCGGCGGTCGCCGCAAGGCTCAACGACGACGCGGTGCGGCCCTTGACCGACAACGTCACCGTCCGCGGCGCCCAGATCGTGCCCTTCGAGGTGGAGGCCGTCGTCTACACCTACGCGGGGCCGGACTCCGCCCTGGTGCTCGCCGAGTCGAAGCGCCGGCTGGACCGCTACATCGCCGACTCGCACCGGCTCGGCCGCGACGTGCCGCGGTCGGGCCTCTACTCGGTGCTGCACTCCGAAGGCGTGCAGCGCGTGGAATTGATTTCGCCGGCGCACGACATCGTGATCGACCGGACGCAGGCCCCGTACTGCACCCGCATCAACATCATCGCCGGCGGCATCGATGAATAGCCTGCTGCCGCCGAACGCCACCGCCCTGGAGCGCGCCCTCGAATCCGTAACGGCGCGCATTGGCGAGGTGCCGACGCCGGCACGCGACGTCTGGAACCCCGACACCTGTCCGGCCGACCTGCTGCCCTGGTTGGCCTGGTCCCTGTCCATCGACGCCTGGAAGCCGTACTGGCCGGAGCACGTCAAGCGCTCGCGCATCCGCTCGGCGATCGACATCCAGCGCGCCAAGGGCACCGCCCAAAGCGTGCGCGACGTGGTCGCCTCGTTCGGCGGCAGCGTGCAGCTGCGCGAGTGGTGGCAGATGGAGCCGCCCGGGCGGCCGCACACGTTCGAGATGGTGCTCACGCTCTCCGGCGAGGGCGGCGAAACCGCCACCGCCCGCTTCGTCGACGACGTCATCGGCGAGGTGTCGCGCACCAAGCCCGTGCGTTCGCATTTCACCTTCACGCAAGGCTTGCAGGCCCTCGGCGGCGTCGGCATCGCCGCGGCCGCCCGCGCGGCCGTGTACCGCCGCCTGCAGCTGCAGGCCGTCGAACCGTAGGAGCCCCGCAGTGAGCGGACTACCCATCAACATCACGCCCGAGGGCCGCGCCGCCCTGGTCAACGCCGATAACACCGGCACCGCGCCGGTGCGCGTCAGCGCGATCGGCATCACCGCCTCCGACGTCGGCGTCGTCGGCGGCGAGCTGGTCGGCGAGATCAAGCGGCTGGTGACGTTCGCCGGTTCCGCCGTGGCCGACGACACCGTGCATGTCACCATCCGCGACGACAGCGGCGACGCGTATGCGATGCGCGGCTTCGCCCTTTACCTCGACGATGGCACGTTGTTCGGCTGGCACGTGCAGCAGGCCGTCATCCTCGAAAAGTCGGCCCAGGCCATGATGCTGCTGGCGGCCGATATCCGCTTCGTGCAGATCAACGCCACCAGCCTCTCGTTCGGCGACGCGACCTGGACCAACCCGCCCGGCACCGAGACGGTCCCGGGCGTGCTCGAACTCGCGACCGAGGACGAGACCGCCACCGGCGAGGACAGGACCCGGGCGGTGCATCCCAAGGGCCTGCGGGCGCTGCTCGACCGGCGGTTCGGCGCCGGCGCGCCGTCCGCCTTCGTGAAGGGCCTGCTCGGCGCGGCCACGGCCGCCGCGGTGCGTATCGCGCTTGAGCTGGGGACGGCGGCGCGGCGCGACGAAGGCGCCGGCAACGGCCTGGACGCGGACAAGCTGGACGGCCAGCACGGGGCCTACTACCTGGACTGGAACAACCTCACCGGCAAGCCCACGACGTTCGCGCCGGCGGCGCACGGGCACGCCTGGTCCGATATCACGGGCGCGCCCGCGACCGCGACGCGATGGCCGGCGTGGGCCGAGGTCACCGGCAAGCCGAGCGCGTTCACGCCGGCGGCGCACACCCACGCCGCGGCGGACATCACGTCGGGCACGCTCGCGCTGGAGCGCCTGCCGGCCTTGCCGATCACGCAGACCACCGGGCTTCAGGCCGCACTCGATGCGAAGGCGCCTCTCAGCGGCGCCACGTTCACCGGGCCGAACAGCAACTTCGTGGGGGACGTAGGCACCCAGACCATCCTTCACGTCTTCGGCTGGGGCAACAAGGTCCCGCGGTGGAAGTGGGTGATCGAGCCGGATGGCCACATCGCGCTCTACGGGTACGACGCGAGCGGCAACACCCCGCGGGCCGCCACGCGCTTCCGGACCCAAGAGGCCGGCGGTCCCAACGGCGTCAGTTCACTGTGCCAGTTCGACCAGGTCGAAGCCGTCAAGGCCAAGGTCATTGGCGATCTCGAAGTCGGGGCTACGGCGGCCACCATCCGGATGAACGACTCCGACAGCTCGGGGCGTATGTACGTCCACTGCAACGACTCGTCGATCGGATTCCTCACCAGCGGCTTCTCCTGGGGGTTCCGGATGGACAACGGCGCGAACTGCCATGCGACAGGCAAGCTCAGCGCCGGCGGCGGGTTCGACTTCGGCTCGTCCCGCAAGCTGAAGGACGTCGATGGTCCGCTGCCGTACGGGCTCGACGTGGTGCGGCGGGTCGCGACACTGATCGGGCGCTACAAGCCGCAGTACAACAGCGACGGCCGCCGCCGCCTGTTCTTCGACGCCGAACAGCTGCTGGAGCTCATGCCCGAGGCGGTGGACGCCGAAGGCGTGGAGTTCGGGGGCGAGCGGGTGCCGGCCGTCAAGCTGGACCAGGTCCTCCCGCCGGCCTACCGCGCGATCGCGGAGCTCGCCGACCTGGTGGACGAGCTGCGCGCCGAGATCGCCGCGCTGAAGGCGGTGCACTGACATGGCCAAGGGTTACCGCTCCGGCGGCGTGGACTTCGACGACCTGTTCGACCCCGACGTGATCGGCGACGGCCCGGCCGTGCCGAACCTGCGGAGCGGCGGCGCGCCGCTGCGCTACGCCGCCCTCAAGTACGGCCAGAAGCGGGCGGACGTGGGCTACCGGCAGGACGGCGTCGACGTGTCGAGCCTCTGGGCGGCCAAGGGCACGGCCGTTTACAAGCTCAGCTTCGACGGCATTTCCGTCAGCGCCAGCAACCAGGCGAAGACTAACTCCGGCGGCACCACGACCGCGACCGCGCTGCTGTGGATGCACGCGAACGGCACCTGGGAGGCGCGCAGGAGCGCGACGGGCGGCGGCAACAACAGCAATGTCGTCACCGCGTCAGGGACGTGGATCGATCCCGGTGCTGGCGCCGCCGAGTACCAAGTCCTGTTCGAGCAGGTCTCGGGCACCCCGGTGTCCGGCTTGGGGTTGTACGATTTCACCGCCTCGCGGGCCGCGTCGCTGTCCGTCAGCGTCCGGTCGCAGTCGAGCGATTACGACGAAGTCGGCGCCACGGTGAAGGCGACGCTGCGGCGCAACGGCCGGGACATCCGCACCGCGGTGTTCGGCCTCAGCGCGTCCGCCGCCGGCTGGGTCTGATCGCGCTTGTTGTAGCGCGCCGGCCTACACGTCAAGGTCCATGCGCACGCGCGGGCGGCCGCCCACCATGGCCGCATGGACCCGACCTCCGAACTCCAGCGCCAGCTCGGCAACGCCATCCGCCTCGGCACCGTGGCCGAGGTGGACCTGGCCGCGGCCCGCTGCCGCGTGGACAGCGGCGAGGTGCGCTCCGATTGGGTTCCCTGGTTCGTGCCGCGCGCCGGCGCCACGCTCGAGTGGTCCGCGCCGGTCGCCGGCGAGCAGGGCGTGCTGCTCTGCCCCGGCGGCGACACCATCGGCGCCATCTTCCTGCGCGGCGTCTACTCCGATGCATTCCCCGCGCCGTCCAGCGGCGGCACGCTCCACCTGGTGCGCTTCCCCGATGGCGCGACGGTGCAGTACGACCACGAGGCCCACGCGCTCAAGGCGGCGCTGCCCGCGGGCGGCGCCGCGGAGATCACCGCCGACGGCGGCGTCACGATCAACGGGCCGCTCACCGTGCACGGCGACACCGAGATCAACGGCAACACCCGGATCTACGGCGATGCGGCCGTCAGCGGCACCGCGACCGCCGACGCCGACGTGGTCGGCGGCGGCAAGAGCCTGAAGGGCCACAGGCACACCGGCGTCATGGCCGGCGGCGCGGTGTCGGGGCCGCCGGCATGAGGAGCATGGACGCGGCCACCGGCCGGCTGATCGAGGGCGAGGCGCATCTGCGCCAGTCCATCGCCGACATCCTCACGACGCCCATCGGCTCGCGCGTGATGCGGCGCGACTACGGCTCGCTGCTCCCCGAGCTGATCGACCAGCCCTTCAACGGCGCGACCCTCGTGAAGCTGTACGGCGCCACCGCCTCCGCGCTCATGCGCTGGGAACCGCGGATCCGCCTCACCCGCATCCAGCTCGTTCCCGGCGCGGAGCCGGGCGCGTTCGCCCTCGAGCTCGACGTCCAGCGCACCGACGTGTCGCCGGGCAACGACTACACCCGACTCACCCTTCCGCTCCGCAGCCGCCTCATCTGATCCAGGAGAGCCCCATGGCCGATTACCACCACGGCGTACGCGTCATCGAAATCAACGAGGGCAGCCGCCCGATCCGCACGGTGTCCACGGCGGTGGTCGGCGTGGTCTGCACCTCCAACGACGCCGATGCCGCCACCTTCCCGCTCAACAAGCCTGCCCTGGTGACCGACCTGCGCGCCGCCCTCGGCAAGGCCGGCAACAACGGCACCCTGGCGCCGACGCTGCAGGCGATCGCCGACCAGGCCGATCCGCTCACGGTCGTCGTGCGCGTCGAGACCGGCGCCGACGACGCGGCCACCACCACCAACGTCATCGGCGCCTCGGGCGCCACCTACACCGGCATGCAGGCGCTGCTGGCCGCGCAGAGCCAGCTCGGCATCAAGCCGCGGATCCTCGCTTGCCCGGGCGTGGACACCCAGCCCGTGGCCGCCGCGCTGGCCATCGTGGCCAAGAAGCTGCGCGCCGTGGCGTACGTGAGCGCCGCCGCCAGCGCGGACAAGGAGGCCGCGGTGCTCTACCGCGAGAACTTCGCCGACCGCGAGCTGATGATCATCTGGCCGGACTTCGTGAGCTGGGATACCGCCACCAGCGCCAGCGCGCCGGCGTTCGCCACCGCCCGCGCCGTGGGTCTGCGCGCGAAGATCGACCAGGAGCAGGGCTGGCACAAGTCGCTGTCCAACGTCGCCGTCGCCGGCGTCACCGGCATTTCGCGCGACGTGCACTGGGACCTGCAGGACCCGACCACGGACGCCAACTACCTCAACGCTGGCGGCGTGACCACGCTGGTCAACGCCAACGGCTTCCGCTTCTGGGGCTCGCGCACCTGCAGCGACGATCCGCTGTTCGCCTTCGAACCCGCGGCCCGCACCGCGCAAGTGCTGGCCGACACCATCGCCGAGGCCCTGCTGGTGTACATCGACAAGCCGATGCATCCCTCGCTGGTGCGCGACATCATCGAGTCGATCAACGCCAAGTTCCGCGAGCTCAAGGCCAACCGCTACATCATTGACGCGAACGCCTGGTACGACGAGCGCATCAACACCGCGGCCACGCTCGCATCCGGCCAGCTGCACATCGACTACGACTACACGCCGGTGCCGCCGCTGGAGAACCTGACCCTGCGCCAGCGCATCACCGACCGCTACCTGGTGGACTTCGCCAGCCGCATCAACGGTTGAGCGCGCCGCCCTACCTGATTCCCGGAGAAGCCCATGGCACTGCCCCGCAAGCTCAAGAACTTCAACCTCTTCGGCGACGGCGAGAGCTACCTCGGCCAAGCCGTCGAAGTGAAGCTGCCGACCCTGACCCGCGCGATGGAGGACTATCGCGGCGGTGGCATGAGCGGCCCCGTCAAGATCGACAACGGCCAGGAAGCGCTCGAGCTGGAGCACAAGTACGGCGGCCTGATGCGCTCGATCTTCCGGCAGTACGGCATCAGCCGGCACGACGGCGTGCAGCTGCGCTTCGCCGGCGCCTACCAGCGCGACGACACCGGCGCCGTGGACGCGGTCGAGGTGGTCGTGCGCGGCCGCCACTCGGAGATCGACCCGGGCACGGCGAAGGCCGGCGAAGACACCGAGTTCGCCGTCAAGACGGCGTGCAGCTACTACAAGCTGACTATCAACGGCGTGACCGAGATCGAAATCGACCTCGTGAACATGATCGAGATCGTCGGCGGCGTGGACCGCCTTGCCGAGCAGCGCCGCGCGATCGGCGTCTGACCTTCCGCACGGCCCGTCCGCCAGGGCGGGTCGCCCCTTGCCTGAGAGAGAGACCCCATGTCCAAGACCGACCCGGCCATCGAGGCGGCGAAGCCGCAGCAGCCCGTGACCGCCACCGTCACCCTGGAGACGCCCCTCGTCCGCGGCGATCAGAAGATCGAGCGCATCACCCTGCGCAAGCCCACCGCCGGCGAGCTGCGCGGCGTCGCCATCGCCGACCTGATCAGGTCCGACGTGGCCGCACTGCACGTGGTGCTGCCGCGCATCACCAGCCCGACGCTCACCAGCCACGACGTGGGCCAGCTCGACCTGCCCGACCTGGCCGCCCTGGCCAGCGAGGTGGTCGGTTTTTTCATGACCCGGGCGGATCGGGCGGCGCTCTCCCCCGGCGCGTAGAAGACGCGATGGCGGACATCGCCGCGGTGTTCCACTGGCCGCCCGCGGCGATGGCCGACATGTCCCTCACCGAGCTGATGGAGTGGCGCGAGCGCGCCCGGGAACGCTGCGGAGCCCAATGACGTGGTAGCCTTGTCCCATGGAGAACATCCTGCTCAACGCCGCCGCGGTGCTCGCCGTGGCCCTGTCCGCGCTGATGTTGATCGGCGCGGCCATGATGCTGGGCCAGCTCTGCTGGGGCGTGGTGCGCCGGCTGGCGCAGCCCGAGGCGACCGCCGCCGATCGCGAGATCGCGCGGCTGCTCGCGGAAACCGACCCGCGCCACCGCTGATCCGGCCTGCCGCCTCCGCCCAGGAGGCGCGCTGACATGGCCGGTTACGACCTGCGGTTGCAGGTGCTGCTCAACGCGATCGACCGCGCTTCCGGCCCGCTCAAGCGGATCCTGGGCGGCAGCAAATCCACCGCCCAGGCGCTGCGCGCGACCCAGTCCGAGCTGAAGCGGCTGGAGGCCGTGCAGCGCGACATCGAAGGCTTCCGCAAGCTGGAGACCCAGCTGGGCACCACGTCCAGCCAGCTGGTCCAGGCGCAGCGCGAGCTGCGGCGGCTGGGCGAGGCGCTCAATGCCGCCGACGCGCCGAACAAGAAGCTCACCGCCTCGCTCAGGAAGCAAGGCGAGGTCGTCGCGCGGCTGCGCGAGGAGGAGGCGCGCCAGCGCGCCACGCTGGAGGTTTCGCGCCGCGCCCTGGAAGCCGCGGGCGTCAGCACCGCGCGCCTGGCCGTCGACGAGCGCAGGCTGCAAGCCGAACTGGCCGCCGCGAACCGCCAGCTGGATGCGCAGCGTCGCCGGCTGGAGCGGCTGACCGCCGCGCAGGCGAAGATGCAGCGCATGCACTCGGCCGGCATGAAGCTGGCCGCGCACGGCGCCGGCGCCGTGGCCGCCGGCAGCTACGCCAGCCGCGCCGCCGTGGCGCCCATCGCCGCGTTCGCCGAGCAGGAAGACGCCGCGATGCAGCTGCGCGCCGCAATGATGGGCGCCAACGGCCAGGTGGCCGCGGAGTTCGCGCAGATCGACGCGCTCGCGCAGAAGCTCGGCAACCGGCTGCCCGGCACCACGGCCGACTTCTACGAGATGTTCACGATGTTGCGGCGCCAGGGCATGTCCGCCCAGGTGATCCTCGGCGGCCTGGGCGAGGCCACCGCGTACCTCGGCGCGCAGCTGCGCATGCCGTACACCGAGGCCGCCGCCTTCGCGGCGAAGCTGCAGGACGCCACGCGCGCGACCGAGGCCGAGATGATGGGCCTCGCGGACGTCATCCAGCGCACGTACTACCTGGGCGTCGACGCCGAGAACATGCTGCAGGGCTTCGGCAAGCTCTCGCCCGCGCTCTCGATCCTGCGCTCGAAGGGCTTGGCCGCGACGCAGGCGCTCGCCCCGCTGCTGGTGATGGCCGACCAGGCCGGCATGGCCGGCGAGCAGGCCGGCAACGCGTACCGCAAAGTGCTCCAGTACGCGATGGACGCCGAGAAGGTCGGCAAGGCCAACGCGCTCCTGAAGCCCAGCGGCATCGCGCTGGACTTCACCAACGGCCAGGGCGAGTTCGGCGGCCTCGACCGGCTGTTCGCGCAGCTGCAGCAGCTGAAGGGGCTCAACACGCAGGACCGCCTCGCGGTGCTGAAGAAGCTGTTCGGCGACGACGCCGAAACGCTGCAGGTCGTCTCGTTGCTGATCGACAAGGGCCAGGCCGGCTACTACGAGGTGCAGCGCAAGATGGCCGCGCAAGCGGACTTGCAGCGCCGCGTCAACGCGCAGCTGGGCACGCTGCGCAACCTGTGGGAAGCCGCCACCGGCACCTTCACGAACGTGCTGGCCAGCGTCGGCGAGACGGCGCAGCCGGAGATCCAGGCGCTCACGCAGTGGCTGGGCCGGGCCGGGGAGCGCATGCAGGCCTGGGTGCAGGAGAATCCCAAGCTCGCCGGCGGGCTGTTCAAGGTGGCCGCGGTGCTGGCGGTGCTGGTCGTCGCCGCCGGCGGCCTCGCGCTGGCGCTGGGCACGATCCTGATGCCGTTCGCCGGCCTGCAGTTCGCGCTGACCAACGCCGCGCCGCTCTTCGGCGGCCTGGGCCGGCTGCTGCTCGGCCTGGGCGGCCGCATCCTGCCGCTGGTCGCGGGCGCAATCCGGATGGTCGGCATGGCCGTCACGGCGAACCCGATCGGCATCCTGCTGATGCTGCTCGCCGGCGCCGCGTACCTGATCTGGCGCAACTGGGGGACGATCGGGCCGATGCTCAGCGGCATCTGGCAAAGCGTGAGCACGGCCGTGGGCCAAGCCTGGGACTGGCTCAAGGCGAAGGCCGGCATGCTGTGGGAGTTCCTGAAAGGCGTGTTCGCCTGGTCTCCGCTCGGCCTGCTGATCACGCACTGGAACGCCGTGCTGGGCTTCCTGGGCGGCCTCTGGGCGCGCTTCCAGGCGATCGGCGGCCAGCTGATGCAGGGGCTGGTGCGCGGCCTGCTCGGCGGCCTGCAGGCCGTCAGCGACACGATCACCGGCATCGCCGGCAACGTCATCGGCTGGTTCAAGGCCAAGCTCGGGATCCGCAGCCCGTCGCGCGTGTTCGCGCAGCTGGGCGACTTCACGATGCAGGGCTTCGCCGGCGGCCTCGACCGCAGCCAGCGGCTGCCGCTGCAGCGGTTCTCGGCGTTCGGCGACCGCCTGCAGCAGGCCGGCGCCGGCGTCGCCCTGGCCGCGGCCGCGGCGCCCGCCGCGGCGATCGACACGCGCCCGCCGGTCGCGCCCCTGGCGGCCCCCAGCGCGGCGCCCGCGGTGAAGCATTACGAGATCCACGTCCACGCCGCGCCCGGCATGGACCCGCAGGCGATCGCGGCGGAGGTGCGCCGCCAGCTGGAGCAGCTGGACCGCGAGCGCGACGCGCGCCGGCGTTCGCGCCTGGGCGACTACGACTGAGGACTGCCGCGATGATGATGGCCCTGGGAACTTTCGTCTTCGACCTGCAGCACCTGGCGTACCAGCAGCTGCAGCGCTCCGCGGCGTGGCGCCACGCCAGCAGCGAGCGCGTCGGCGCCCGCGCCGCGCACCAGTACCTGGGCCCGGGCGACGAGACGATCGAGCTCAGCGGCGTCGTCGCGCCGGAGCTGACCGGCGACCCGGCCTCGCTCGACGTGCTGCGCGAGATGGCCGACGAAGGCCGCCCGCTCTCGCTCGTGGACGGCACCGGCGTCGTGCACGGCGCCTACGTGATCACCGGGCTCAACGCCACGCACACGCTGTTCTTCGCCGACGGCATCCCGCGGCGGATCGAGTTCGGCTTGTCGCTCAAGCGCGTCGACGACGTGGCGCCGCGCGAGGGCGAACCGGCGTGAACGCGCACGGCATCCCCGCGTGGCGCGTCGTGCTCGACGGCCAGGACCTGACCGAGCGTGTCCGGCCGCGCCTGCAGGATCTCACCCTGACCGAGTCGCGCGGCGGCGAGGCCGACCAGCTCGATCTGGTCATCCTCGACCACGACGGCCGGCTGGCGCTGCCGCGCCGCGGCGTCGAGCTGTCGGTGGCGCTCGGCTGGACCGACAGCGGCCTGATCGACAAGGGCCGGTTCCGCGTCGACGAGGTCGAGCACAGCGGCGCGCCGGACGTGATCACCGTGCGCGCTCGCAGCGCCGACCTCAGCCACCCGATGCGCACGCGGCGCGAGCGCAGCTGGCACCAGGTCACGCTGGGCGATGTCGTGCGCAACCTCGCCGGCGAACACGGCCTGCAGGCGCGCATCGCGCCGTCGCTGGCCGGCATCGCGATCCCGCACTTGGACCAGACCGGCGAAAGCGACGTGCACCTGCTCACGCGCCTGGGCCGCCGCTACGACGCCGTCGCTACCGTGAAGGCCGGGCACCTGCTGTTCGTGCCGATCGGCAGCGGCACGACGGCGAGCGGCGATCCGCTGCCCAGCCCGCTGATCACGCGCCGCGACGGCGACCGGCACCGCTATGCGCTCGCCGACCGGGACACCTACAGCGGCGTGCGCGCGTACTGGCACGACAAGCCGGGCGCGAACCGCAGATCGGTGCTCGTGGGCGAGAGCGGCAATGCCAAGCGCCTGCGCGAGACCTACAGCAGCGAAGCCGAGGCGCGCGAGCACGCGCACGCCGAGTGGCAGCGGGTCCAGCGCGGCGCGGCGACGATGGAGTACACGCTCGCGCGCGGACGCGCCGACCTGTACCCGGAGCAGCGGCTGCGGCTGCAGGGCTTCAAGCGGGAAATCGACGCCACGCCGTGGCTGATCGCCAAGGCCACCCACACCATCTCCGGCTCGGGCGGCTACACCACCCGGCTGGAGCTCGAGACCGATATCGCCGGCTGAGGCCGGCGCCGGTGCACCCCAGCAGAAGGAGCCCACCATGCAAACCGCCGTCGTTGTGATCGCCGTCCTCGCCCTTGGCCTGTTCCTGTTCGTCCGCTCCCGCCGCAAGCGCAGCGCCGCCGGAGGTGGCGGCGCCGGCAGCGCCGGCAGCGGGGGCGGGGTCAACCCGCGCCCGCCGCAGCGCCCACGCTGAGCCCCTGGCCGCCGATGGCGGCGCCCAGAACGGAAAAACCCCGGCATCGCTGCCGGGGTTTTTCGTTGTGTCGCAGGCTACTTTACGCGGCAATCGTTCAGCTGCGGCGAGCCCATCACCTCGCCGGCGCCCGTGCACGCCACGGTGACCTGCTGGCCCGTCTCAAGCTGGGCCGCTACATCCTTCGGCAGGCCCCGGGCGTGCACTTGCTGCAGGATCTCGCCGGTGGTCAGCTGCACGACGGCCTCGTCGCTGAAGTCGGAGGTGATCGACTCCACCTTCCCGCTGACTTCCAGCGCCTTGCCCTTGTACTTGCCGTCCGCGGCGACCTCGTTCGCCGCGTAGGCCTGGAACAGCTCACGGGCGGTGATCTTGATCGCATCGGCCGCCGGCTCGGCCTGGCTAGCCGGCGCCGCCGTCTCCGTCCCGTTACTGGCCTGCTGCAGAGCGGCCGTCCCGCCCACGGCCGTCGCGCCCAGCACCGCGAGCCCGATGAAGTAGACGATCGGCGACACGATCAGCGAGGCCAGCAGCGGCAAGAGCCCCTGCTTGGTGAAGCCGCGCGCCATCACCACGATGGCGAGGATGAAGGCCACCAGGTTCAGCGGCCAGCCGACGAACACGCCGACACCGGGCAGCGGCAGCAGGAACAGGATCCACGCGACGATCAGGCACACCCAAGTGGCCTTGACCGGCGCGGAGCGCGGCGTGGTGTTGATCGATGCGGTTGCATTCATTTGCGTTACCCCTGTGGTTGCAGTGATCACGGAGCTTTCCGGCCCCGCTTGCGAATGCCGCCCGCAGTGCGCAGCGCGCCCGCCGGCGGCGAAACCAGCGCGTCGTCGGCCGCGACATGCGTGCCGAGGACGCCCCCTTATCGGCACGCGATCGCCGCGCTTCAGAGTACGCGGGAGGCGTGGCCGATGCTGTACCCCTTTCCCCTACTGCCGAGTCGGATTTTTCCTACTTGTTGTCGGCCGACTGATTCGCTTCGAGCCGCTTGCGGATGCCCAGTTGCGCCAGCACCACCGCCTGTTCGCGGCGCAGCACCCGCAACACGGCGCGTTGCAGCCGCCACCAGTCGCCGACGATCACCAAGGTCATGACCAGCGCCGATGGCGCAAGCGTCAGGAAGATCCAGCGACGCTCCTCCCTGTAGCCCGGCGCCGTACTGTCCAGGCCGAACCACAGCAACAGCGCTTCGGTGATGGGGACGCACAACATCACGGCCACGCCGCAGACTGCGAGAGCCCCCAAAGATCGATTGCTGTATATGCCTACTTCCCTTCTGTAGGCGTCGGCTGCGCGCTCCAGCTCCTCGGTAGTGGCCTGGGCGGCCGTCAGTTCCCTCCCGCCGAAATTGAAGGTAACCGGCGCGGTGAAGTACGCGGAACCCGCAACGTCGATTCCAACGTTTCTGTCTCTCATGTCGGATTTTTCCTACGCCGCGGCGCGGCGCTTCCCTACGGGGCTGTGCGGCCGAACCTGAGCCGCCAAGGGCGATGGCGGGGGCGATTTGCGCGAATCGCCCCGGCCGCGGCGCGGCGGCCGCGGCATCCACGCGATCGGGAAGCTCAAGTTCAGGCTGAGCGCGCCGATATGCACGTCGCCGGCGACGAATTGGCCGAGATACACGTGCGCGTCACTCCTTCGGCACCCCTTTTTTGCGGCTGCCGCCGCCGCCGAGGTGGAAGGTCATCGGCCCCTTGACGGTCTGATTGCCCTGCACCACGCCGCCGATGCTTTCGGCATTGACCGTGGGGCCCTCGCGGCGTTGTGCCGGGCGCGACGGCGCCGGCTCGGCGCCGAGCATGCGCAACGCGGCGGCCTTCAGTTCCGGGCTCGCGCGGCGGAAGTGCGCTACCAGGTTCGCCTCTTCCTCGGCCAGCCGCTCACCGACCGAGCGCGCGCCCGTCAGCACGTACAGCACGTCCAGCCCCTTCGCTTCGATGCCCGCCAGGTACTGCGCGGTCGGCTGCCGTCGCCCGCTCTCGTAGTTCCGCTGCGTGACCGGAGTGACGCCCAGCGCGTTCGCGAGATCTTCCTGCTTCAGCCCCAGGCGTTCGCGCTCGAAGCGGAGCCGGTACCCGGCGTCTTCCATGTTCCAGATCGTTTCCATTCCTGTTGACACCGAAACGTTTGTTTCGGTACGCTCTCCGTGGGTTAGCCAAACTTTGAGCAAGTATGCACAAAAGTGCGAACACGCCCACAAAGCGGGGGAAAGCGCGGCACCCCTTCCAGGGGCCTAGCGCGGAGGCGCGCGAGCGCGTGCTGGCCGACCTCGACGCACGGGGCATCAGCATCCGCGGCTGGGCGCGTGCGAACGGCGTCAAAGCGAGCGCCGTCTACCACCTGCTCAGCGGCAAGAACAAGGGGCGCCGAGGGGAAGCGCATCGCGCTGCGGTGTTGCTCGGCTTGAAGTCGGGCGCGATCGAGGATCAACAGGGGGAATCGGAGCATGGGGGACTTTAGTCACCGCAAGCGTGTCGTTTTCCGCTGCGAGGCCTGCGGCGGCGTGCTGATCAAGCGCACCAGCTATCTGTCGCACCGGTACCTGCGCCACGACACCTACGTCTGCGACAACCCGGTGTGCTCGGCCAGCTATACCGGCCACACCGAGCTCACCGCGATCGCCAGCCCGAGCGGCATGCCGGGCGCCCGCCCAAGCGAGCTGCCCGAAGCGCCGGCCTATGCGCGAAACCTCGCGCTGAAGGCCTACCGCGCCCAGCAACTCAACCAGCTCGACCTGCTGGACGAGCCGCCCGCCAACACCGACCACTGAGCTCGCGATGCACCGCACCATCGAACTGGCGGCTCTGCCGTCGACGCTACAGCTTTGCCTGCAGACAGCCGACCGCTGCGGTGGGCTCGTGCAGGTCACGCCGCGGGGCGCGTTCGTGCCGCGCATGTTCCACGCGCAGGAGGTCGGCGCCCGCTATGCCGCGGGCGATGTCGCCGCCCTGCTCGCGCTGGGCCTGCTGGCGCGTAGTTCCCGCTCCGACAACTTCGTGCGCGCCACCGACGCCGGCGTCGAGCTGCTGAATACCGGCTACTGCCGTAGCGAGGTGGCGTGATGAGGCCGGACAGCGGATGGGCCACGGTGCAGATGCCGTGCCTGGTTTCGAGCAACCCGCAACACAAGCCGACCTACGTGCTGCCGGCGCTGAAGGAGCGGGAAGCGGCGGCGCTGCGCGCCGACATCGAGGCGTTCGTACGCCGCGGCGGGCAGATCGAGCGCGTGGCCACGCCGCGGCCGAACGCGCGCAACGGGCGCAAGGCCTGATCGCATGCAGCACGATATCCGCCAGCAGGTCGTGCAGCGCCTGGAGCGCGACTACGGCCTGAAGCATCGCCCGGGCACGGACTACATGCGCGGCGGCAAGTGCCCCGCGTGCGGCAAGAAGGAGCTCTACACGAGCTATCTGAAGCCCTGGGTTGTGCGGTGCGGCCGGCAGGCCAAGTGCGGCCGCGAGCTGCACGTCAAGGACCTCTACGACGACCTGTTCGACGACTGGTCCAAGCGCTTCGCGCAGACGCCGGAGGCCCCCGCCGCCGCGGCGGACGCGTACCTGCAGTACAACCGCGGCTTCGACCTCTCCGGCCTGCGGGGGCTCTACACGCAGGAGCACTACTACGACCGCAGGCTGCAGGCCGGCACCGCCACCGTGCGCTTCGCCCTGCGAAAGGGCGGCTACTGGGAGCGGCTGATCGACCGGCCGCACCGCTTCGGCAAGCAGAAGGCCCGGTTCAAGCCCGGCGAGAGCTACGCCGGGGTCTGGTGGATTGCGCCGGCGGTCGACGAACAGCTGGATACCGTGAGCGAGCTGTGGATCGTCGAGGGCATCTTCGACGCCATCGCGCACATGCAGCACGGCGCCGCCGCCGTGTCGGCGATGAGCAGCAACGCCTTCCCGGACGAGTCGCTGCGCGAACTGGCCAAGCGCCGCGCCGGCAACCTGCCGACGCTCATCTGGGCCCTGGACAACGAGCCCGGCGCCCGCGACTACATCCGCAAGCACGTCCGCCGGGCCGAGGCGATGGGCTTTCGCTGCCGCGCCGCGCAGATCCCGCAGCCGGACGGCCGGAAGGTGGACTGGAACGACCTGCACCTGCGCGCGCAGGCGCATGCCGACGCCGCCGAGCGCGCCAAGCAGTGGGAGGCGGACATTGCCGAGGCGCGCTACCAGGGCGACCTGCTGCTCGCGAAGAGCGCGATGGACAAGGGCCTGCTGATGCACGCCCACGACGGCCGCGCCGAGTTCCACCTCGAACACCGCTCGCGCCTGTACTGGTTCGAGTTCGACCAGGCGCGTTTCGAGAAGCTGAAGCGCGAGAAGGACGTCGCCTATGACGAGCTCGAGGAGGACGAGGAACGCCGGCTGCGCCGCGCGGCGTCCACCGTGTACGAAATCGCCAACTGCTACCCCGAGGCGCTGTATTTCCAGCGCAACGAGGTCACCGACGAGTCCTGGTACTTCTTCCGCGTCGATTTCCCGCACGATGCGCCGAGCGTCAAGGGCACGTTCACCGCGTCCCAGACCCTCAACGCCCCGGCCTTCCGGGACCGCCTGGCCAGCTTCGCGCCCGGCGCCGTGTTCGACGGCACCGGCGCGCAGCTGATCCACGTGATGAAGGACCAGCTGTACAACATCAAGACCGTCGAGGCGATCGATTTCCTCGGCTACAGCAAGGAACACCGCGCCTACCTGCTCGGCGACATCGCGGTGCGCGACGGCGAGCTGGTGCAGGCCAACGCCGAGGACTACTTCGAATTCGACAAGCTGCGGCTCAAGAGCACGCAGAAGTCCATCCGCTTGCGCCTGCAGCGCGACCCGGAGGAGTATCGCGAGGACTGGCTGCCGTGGCTGTGGACGTGCTTCGGCAGCCACGGAGTGGTCGCGCTTGCGTTCTGGTTCGGCTCGCTGTTCGCGGAGCAAATCCGCGAGACGTATGAGTCGTTTCCCTTCCTCGAAGCCACCGGCGAGGCCGGCGCCGGCAAGACCACGCTGCTGACCTTCCTCTGGAAGCTGCTGGGCCGCGCGGACTACGAGGGCTTCGACCCGGCCAAATCGTCCGTCGCCGGCCGCTCCCGCGCCATGGGCCAGATTGCCAACATGCCGGTGGTGCTGCTGGAGGCCGACCGCAGCACGCCGGACAAGGCGCACGCCAAGAGCTTCGACTGGGACGAGCTCAAGGACTTTTTCGGCGGCGGCACGCTGCGCACGCGCGGCGTGCGCAACGGCGGCAACGAGACCTACGAGCCGCCGTTCCGCGGCACGATCGTCATCAGCCAGAACGCCGCGGTGGACGCGTCCGAGGCGATCCTCACCCGCATCGTCAAGCTGCACTTCAAGCGGCCCAACGTCACTACGGAAAGCCGCGAGGCCGCGGACAACCTGAACGCGCTGCCGGTGGAGGCGGTGAGCCACTTCATGCTGAAGGCGGTGCGCGCCGAGGGCCAGATCCTGGCCAAGTTCGCCGAGCGCGTGCGCGTGTACGAGGCGGCGCTACGCGAGAAAAAGGACATCCGCATCGAGCGCGTGATCAAGAACCACGCGCAGATGCTGGCGCTGCTGGACTGCCTGCGCATCGTCGTGCCGCTGACCGCCGAAATGGTGGAGACCACGCGGCAGGCGCTGGTCGAAATGGCGCTGGAGCGGCAGCGTGCCATCAGCGCGGACCACCCGCTGGTGGCCGAGTTCTGGGAAGTCTACGAGTACCTGGAGGGTCTCAGCGACCACCCCGTTGTCAACCACTCGCGCGACCCGAACGTCATCGCGATCAATCTCAACGAATTCGCGGCCAAGGCCGCTTATCACTCGCAGCAGCTGGCCGACCTGAAGGTGCTGCGCACGCTGCTGCGCGACTCGCGGCGGCACAAGTGCCTCGATGCCAACGTCGCCGTGAACAGCCTCATCCGGGCAAACCGCGGCGAAGGCTCGCCCATCATCAAGTGCTGGACGTTCCGCAAATGAGCGCCCGGGCGACCAACGCGAACCGGCGGCCTTCAGGCGGCGTTCCGCAGATCCGGGCTAGCCGCTCACGCAGCGGTGGCATGCAGCCTCACGCCCAGCGCTCGGGTGACCTTGAGCACCGTGGCGAAGTCGGGGTTGCGATCGCCGGAAAGCGCCTTGTACAGGCTCTCGCGCGACAGGCCCGCGTCGCGTGCGACCTTGCTCATGCCTTGAGCGCGGGCGATGTCGCCCAGGGCCTTGGCGATGAAGGCGGCATCGCCATCGGCTTCGGCGATGCACGCGTCCAGATAGAGCGCCATTTCCTCCGGGGTGCGGAGGTGTTCGGCGACGTCGTAGTTTTCGAGGGTGGTTTTCTTGCTCATAGCCGCACTCCTGCGCGTCTTGATGAAATTCGCCGGCCTCTCTTGGGGTGGCGTGAACTAAAGCCCGTCTTTCAGCTCCCGTGCTTTGCGGATGTCCGCTTGCTGCGTGGACTTGTCGCCGCCGGCCAGCAGGATGACCAGCTCGTTGCCGCGTTGCGTGTAGTACACCCGGTAACCGGGGCCGACATCGATGCGCAGCTCGGACACGCCGCCTTCCAGATTGCGGTGATCGCCCGGATTGCCGGCCGCCAGCCGCTCGATGCGCGCCTGGATCCGGGCGCGGCCGGCCAGATCTTTCAAGCCATCGATCCACTTCCTGAATTCCGGGGTGCGCTTGATCTGCATGGGGCAACTGTAGCCTACCGGCTACACTTTCGCAATCCCAGCCCCCGGTTGACAGGCGCGGTCGACGAGCGCACGATCCGCGGCAAGGAGCCTCATAACTCCGAGCACAAGCGGCATCCGCGCCCGTCAGTCATCGCGGTTTTTTTGCGCCTGTCTTTCGAGCGCACCGACGTGTCCTGCGTCGGGAGGGCGGCAGCCATACAACACCCGCAAGGGGAAAACTGCCCGCCGGACTTGTGCCCGGTTATGAGCCTCCCGACACCCTCGGTGCCGCGCCTCATAACGCGTCTCCGAGGCTCAACCTCAGCACAAGGAGACGTCACCGTGTCCAACGACACCCAAGTTGCGCCCGCGCATCTGCGCCGCGCCATCGCCGCCGCGTTCGGCGAGATCGCCAACACCCTCGAATGGTCCCACCACGGCTGGCTGGCCTTGATGGCCAAGCTGGACGCCGCGGGCAAGCCCGCGGCCGAGCTGACGCTCGCCGAGGTGGTGGCCGCCATCCGCCAGGTCCACGACCAGCTGGGCGCGGAGGTGCAGCCGTGAACGCCCCGAGCCAACCGCACGGCACGCCGTTGCCCATCGGCGCCGATTACACCCTCACCGAGAAGGACATGGACCGCCTGTGGCGCGCGCAGGTCGCGGCGCAGCTGCTGGCCGCGCTCGATCACGAGGGCGCCACGCACCTGGGCATCAGCCACGACGGCCCGGCCGCGGTCGCGGAATACATCGCGGAGGACGTGCTGGACGTCCTGCGCAATACGCAGCGCCAGGCGGCGCCGCACGAAGAGCCCCCCGGCGAAGACCTGATCTGAGCCGAAGCGGGCCCGGCGGGCGGCGCGGCAACGCCGCCCCTGGGCCTTCCACCTGAAGCCTAGGAGGTTTCCATGCAGCAGCAACCCGAAGTTCTGGCCACTGCGGCACCGCCGCAGGTATCCGGCACCGGACCCAGCGCGGAGGCTACCACGCGCGCCGCGGAGTCCATCGACCTTGCCGCTTCGCGCAGCGAATGCGCGGCCGTGGTGATGGTGCATATCCGGCGCAACCGCATCGGCGTGGTGGCCTCGCTCGACATGGGCGGCCTGCACACCGTCGCCCGGGTCTGGACGCGCGATCCGCGCGGCGGCTGGGCCACGCGCGACGCCGAGTTCATCGCCGAAGAGGACCGCATCGGCCTCGAGCTGGCGGAGTACCTGGACGCGCTGGATCTGCCCACGCGCGTCGCCGACATGTTGCCCCGGCCGCCGACCGCCGCCGGCGTCGCCGCGATGGCCGAGGCCGAGAAGGAGGTGCGCCGTGCTTGAGCTCGCCCTGCTCTCGATCGCGCCGGCCGTGGGCGGCGCGCTGCTGTACCGGCTGTGGAGCACGCGCCCGCGGCGCGCCACGCACGCCGGCCTGGCCGTGGGCCAGATCCCCGTCGCCCTGCGCCGCCGGCGCATGGCCGTGCGCCGCGAGGTGACCCATGGCTGAGCGCAACGATGCGCCGCGCCGCTGGGCGCGCACGGTGGTGATCGACGGGGTGCTCGCGCTGCTGACGCACACGTACGACAGCGACGCGGAGCGCTACTGCATCGGATGCACCGTCCAAGCCGACCACGCCGAGGTGTCGATCAAGATCCACCTGTCGAAGCCCGCGACGCAAGATGCCTTCGACGACGCCGCCACCTGGCTCCCGCAGCAATGCCTCGAGCGGGTCAAGCAGTTCGGCATGACGCCGGTCGAGCTCACGCCCGAGGAGGCCGCAGCCGCTGGCGAGGGCGCGCTCCCCACACTCAAGCGCATAGTCGAGGCGGCCGACGCGCATCCGTTCAACCCTATCGGGCACGTCATCGAGCACGTCGTGCCTGAGGCGCGTGAGGTCGCCGCGCGCCATGCGCAGGAGCCCCGCCATGACTAATAACAATCCTCGCGAGACCCCCCGCCCGCAGCGGGTGTGGGGCTACTACAACAACGGAAACCTGTGGGGCATCGCGCACACGCGCCGTGACGCAATCAAGGAGGTTGAGACGATCACGGGAGATCCGTGGGCGAAGGCGAAACGCTACATGGAAATCCACCGCGTCATCGTCACCAAGGAGCCCCGCCATGACTGAGACGATGAACGCGATGAAACCTATTCTTTCTTTCCACGGAGACCCGGCAATCAAGGCCCTGCACGTCGCCCAGGCCGAGCACCACGCCGCCGCCGACATGCTGCGGGCCGGCACCTACGGGATCATTGATGGCGACCGCTTCCGTGGCTGCTCGGTCGCCTGCTTTGCGCGCGATATCAATCCAGATGCCAAAGTGTTACACCATGAGGTTGTCGCCGCCGCGCGCGGCCTCCCCGTCTGGCTCATCCGCCTCCAAGAATCAATATTTGAAGGATTGCCGGAGGAGGACCGTGCCGGTTTCCACGTCGAACTGGCAAGGCGCATCCCTGACGGGGTGGACCTCGAACCGGTACAGCACTGGATCGCCATCGCACGCATCGGCCGGATGCTGGCTGCGCAGCGCAAGGCGTTGGAGGCGGGGCACCCCAGTGACGTAACCGAGGCCATCCGCCAAACGATAGACGCCTTGGATGTCGCCGAGCGCGCCCACGAGGCCGCGGCGGAAGGCGATCCGGGCTCGCTATCGGCAGCGGAGTCGGCGGCGTGGGCGGCGGCGGCGGCGACGGCGCAGTCGGATTCGGCGGCGTGGCCGGCGCAGTCGGATTCGGCGGCGTGGGCGGCGCGGTCGGCGGCGGAGTCGGCGGCGCGGTCGGCGGCGGAGTCGGCGGAGTCGGCGGCGGAGTCGGCGGAGTCGGCGGCGGAGTCGGCGGATTCGGCGGCGTGGGCGGCGGAGTCGGCGGCGTGGGCGGCGTCGGTGTCGGCGTCGGTGGCGGTAGCGGCGGCATGGCAAGCAGAGCGCGACGCGCTGTTCGCCGCCTTGGATCGCGCGCAGGGGGCGCAGCCATGACTAAGACGATGGACATGCTGCTGCCGTGCCCGTTCTGTGGATCGGACGCGCTCGATCAGCGACCCAACGACTTCCTGGACGCAACGGGCGCGAACGTCGTGCGCTGCGCTTGGTGCCACGGCGCGGCGCCGATGAGGACGTGGAACCGCCGCGCACAGCCCGATCCCGAGGGCGCGGGGGAGGTGGAGGCGTGGGAGCGCCGCCTGCGCGGTCGCGCAGGTCCGTTCACTGCGCGAGAAGGCGAACGGTACGTCGAGGCTGACGTAGCTCTAGAAGCCTTCCGATTCGCCCTCGCCGCCAAGCCGCAGGGCGATGGCGCGCGGGTGACGGAGGACGCCGGAGTCGATGCCTTTCTCGCTGAGGTCCGCACCGAGCTGATCCGCGCCCGCGCGAAGTTCCCCGGCGATCGGCTCATGACGATTGCACTGGCCGAGGAGTTCGGCGAGCTGTGCAAAGCCGTTCTCGATGAGCCTTCGGCGAACGTGCGGAAGGAAGCCGTGCAAACCGCGGTCATGGCTGCGCGCGTGGCGCTCGACGGCGACAGCTCGGTCAACGAGTGGCGGCGGGAGCGCGGACTGGACGCCCTCGCCCGCGTGCAGGGAGGTGCGAAGTGAGCCGCGAGCGCCCCATCCTGCGTCCGATGATGGACACCCTGCGCCGCGCGATCGAGCACGGAACCGAGGACGAGCTCGGCGTCGCGATCCTGCGCCTCAACGACGCCAAGGCGCTGCTCGCCGCCCTCGCCGGCGACCCGGCCGGCGAGACGCTGCCCGACGTCCAGGCGCGCACGATCACCCTCGCCGAGCTGCAGGCGATGTGCCCGCCGCCGGCGTGGATGCAGGCCGAGGAAGCGGCGGCCCTCGAAAGGCTGTTCGCGATCGCGCAATCGGACACCGGCCAGGCGCGCCGCGCCGCCCGCTTCCTGCTGGCGTGGTGGAACGCCGGCAGGTTTGGCGGCTTCAACCTGACCGACCTGTGGGGCGTCGATGCGGACGTCGCACGCGACATGCACACGGTGTTCGGCCTGGTCGCCCGGGTGCACCGCTACCCGGACACGCTCGGCTTCGGCGAGCGCCTTCAGGCGATCGCGCGGGTGCGGCTGGACCGAGAGGAGGAGCCATGACGCAACGCCAGATCCCGCACGAGGAGCCCCTGCCTGCTTGCCGGGCGGGCCACGCGGCGCGGCACATCTTCGACGCCCGCCGGCCCGGCGCCGGCGGCGGCCACCTGGTCGAGTGCGCTTGCAGCCAGACGCGCAAGCACGCCGAGTTCGCCGACGCGCTGGCGGCGTGGAAGCGGATGCACCGGATCCGCACCCCGCGGCCGCGGCCCGCGGCGAACGTCGTCCAGCTCGGCCTGCGCCTGGGAGGGGGGCATGCGCGGTGATCGACCCGGCATTGATCGAAGCCCATCGCAGGGAGTGCGAGGCGCGCGACTGGCTGCGCAAGGGCTACACCACCGCGGTCAAGGTGGACGAGTTGATGGCGAGGATCGCCGAGCGGCGCGGGTACCAAGCGGCCAACGAGCTGCGCGAGGAAATGCGCCGGCAGTGGGCCCGACGCCGGGAATGGATGGAGGCGGACCTGCCGTGAGCCCGCTGATCGTCCCCTTCCCCGTGCTGCAGCGCGTGTGCGCACCCGAGGGGCCGCCGCCGCGGCTCTCCACCGTCCGCCGGTGGGCGGAACGTGAGGGCATCCGCTACAAATACGACGGCCGCGGCGGCATCTGGACCACGGTCGACGCGCTGAACGCGGCCCTTGGCATTACCCAACTCCCGACAGAGATATCGAGCCCCGAGGAACTGATCTGATGGGTGGAAGAAAAAGGAAGTTCAAGCCCGACATCCCCGCGCACATCGACCAGGCGGCCCTGCCGAAAGGGATCTACTGGGAGGACAACCGCTGGTACATCCTGGAGCCGCACCCGGAAGGCGGCCGTCCGCGCAAGCGGACGGTCGCCTATGCGAGTGCGCGGCTTTCGGAGCTGCATGCGATCGTCGAAACGGCACGCGGCGAGGATCCCCGCGGCAGCGTGTCCTACATCACCGAGCAGTTCCACCGTTCCAGCGAGTTCGCCAGCTTGGCGCCGCGCACGCAGAAGGACTACCGATGGCTGGCGCAGGAGGCCTGCAGCTATGTGCTCAAAGACGGATCGCCGCTGGGCCGGTACCCCGTCGACCGGATGACCGTGCCGATGGTGCAGCGCCTTGTCGAATCGCTCGCGATGGGGCGACCGGCCGCAGGCCTTCAGCCGGCTCTGCCCGCTACGCCGACGAAGGCAAACCACATCCTGCGCTACCTGCGCCGCGTGTTCGCATGGGGCATGCGGCACGGCCTGTGCAGGCTCAATCCGGCCAAGGGAGTGCGCCAGGTCGCCGAGCGCGGCGACAACCGCATGCCCGAGCCCGAGGCCTTCGCCGCGGTGCTGCGGTTCGCGCGTGAGCGCGGCCAGCGCATGGCGCACACCGAAGGCAGCGTGCCGCCCTACCTGTGGGCGGCCATGATGCTGGCGTACAACCTGCGCCTGCGCGGCCTTGAAGTGTGCACGTTGACCGACGCGCATGCCGACGACGTCGGCATCCGCAGCAACCGGCGGAAGGGCTCGCTCGATAACGTAACCCGGTGGAACGCGGAACTACGCGAGGCGTGGGAGTTCCTGCAGGACTACCGTCGCCGCGTGACGGAGGCGAACAAGCGCCCGGTGCCGCTACGCCCCGAGCAGCGCCGGGTGATCGTCAGCCAATCGGGAACGCCGCTCACCAAATCGGCGCTCGACACCGCGTGGCAGCGGATGATCACAATGGCGATCCGGGAGCGGGTGATCACGCCGGACCAGCGCTTCAGCCTGCACGGGCTCAAGCACCGCGGCATCACCGACACCGCAGGCAACATCGCAGACAAGCAGGACGCAGCCGGCCACCGCGAGCGGCGTATGACCCAGCGCTACAACCACGAGCTGCCGGTCGTCGAGCCGCCGAAGCTGGCCAAGCCGCGGAAGTGATTGCCGAGCCGACGAACGGTCGCCCCGGGTCTTGACAGCGCTACGCGGTCATGTGAGCATAGTTCCACGGCCGGGCAATCCCGGCCGGCACCCACCGGCGGTGAGTAGCCGGGATACCTCAACAGGAGATGATCATGAGCCAGGCGCACATCGAGAAGTCCGTCACGATCAAAGATGCCGTTGCTCACGGCCGTGCCGGCGTCGCTGTGAAAGTGCAACTCGGCAATCGCGAGGCGTATGACGGGTTCTTCTTCTACGAAGAGGACGCCCAGGGCAAGTACCTGGAAGGCTCGTACTCAGCGCTCGATTACTACGACCACGAGGGTGGGCAGATCCGCCGGAACTTCGGCGATGTCAGCTTCGCGGTTTTCGACAGCGTTGAAGAACTGCGGTCTCATTTCGAGGCCCTTCCGATTTCCGGCCTGGTCGTCGATCTCGCGGGCACGGACGAAAAAGTGTTCGACGTGAACGCCGGCGGGTGGGTGCTGTAATGGACTGGCATCGTGAGTACGTAGCAGAGTCGATCAAGCGCTTCGAGCTCGACTCGTTCCGCCGGGACCCCAGCTTCGAGTGGCTCCAGCTCGTCGCGGCGCAGAACCCGCGGATAGCGGATCACGCGAGAACTGTCGCTCTTGAAGCCGGCGATACCCACGGCGCTGCCGTCGCCGAGACCGTCCGAAACAGCGTTCAGGGCAGGCGCCCGCGCGTGTCGCCGAAACAGGGCTTCGTTGTGGCGCGCATCCTCGCGGAAAAGTACGGAACAGCCAGGGCGGTCGCGGCGGCGCTTTATGGGCTCACGGACGAGGAGATCAATGATGCAAGCGTCTGACGACGGGCTCGATTTCAGCGAGCTCAGCGACGATCAGATCGTGGAACTAGCGGTCGCCCTGGCGCGCGAGGCGATGCGTCGAAATCCGGCGCTGCAAGCTGCCTTTTCCCGAGCCCTGCTCGATGAGCGCGAGCGCATCGAGGCCGCGGCGCGCGGAAGCGCGCAGGCTAAGCGGGCCGAGGCGGCGCGTCTCGAACGACAGGCCCGCGCCGCGGCAGAGGCCGTTGCGAACGAGCGCGAGCGCCGGCGGGTGCAAGATGCGCTCATCGCGTATCTTCGAGCCGGCGCCGCTATTGTTGGGAACCAGGCCGAGAACATGTCCCTGATCTGGGACCGGGATCCGATACAAGCCCGGGGGAAAGCACCGAAGCTGCGGCTCAATCTCGGCCGGCAAACATGGAGCCTTGTCGAGTACGAAGTGGCCTCCGGCGAGCTGTATACATCGCCCGGCTTGCGTGATGCGCGCCCGGCGCTCCTGGCGTGGTGCCGGGAGGCGGCAGCCGCGATCCAGGCGCTTGGAATCGACAGGACAACACAAATCCGGGGAAACGAAGGATGAGCAAGGCGCTTACGAATCCGCTGCAGGCGCTTGTCAAGCGTGCCGCGCAGACGCTGCCGGCCACGACGGGCAAAGTAGCGGCTCAGCAGGAGCGGCTAGATCGCCGCCGCGGTCAGATCGTCATTCTTGCCGACGTATCGGGGTCGATGGGGGCCGAATCCGGAGACGGTCGCCGCAAGATCGACGTGCTGCGCGAAGCAGTGAGCGCGGCGCGCGGCGGCGCGCGGCTCGTAGCGTTCAGTTCGCAACCGTGCGACGTCGATAGTATTCCCGAACCTGAAGCCAACACCAACCTGGCCGCGGCGCTCGATTATGTACGCGCGTCCGATCCCGGCGTGACGCTTCTGATCAGCGACGGCGAGCCCGACAACGAAGCCGCGGCGCTTGCTTCGGCGAGGAAGTTCCGCGGTGCGATCGACGTGCTCTATATCGGCCCGGAGTCGAACACGCGTGCGATCGCTTTTATGCGCAAGCTCGCCGCTTCTGCCGGCGGCGATCTCATGGTCAACGACATCGCAACGCCGGCCGGCGTCCGCTTGCTGACTCAGCGCATCGCCGGGTTCTTGCCGGGGCCGCGCGCGTGAGCAGTCCTCAGTTCCAGCGTAAAGTGCATCGTGCCCGCCGCGCCCTCGAAGCGGTGGGTCACGCCTATCCGCACGCGTGGCGCCAGTTCGACGGCTTCCGCCGGCAACGCGGGCAGCCCAACTTCGACTGGCCGGATTGGTGCTACATGCCCATCGCCGGCGGCTACGCCGTCGTGAGCGGTGGCGGTGATCGGCGGGTGCCGTTCGCCCACGCCGACCACCCTGCCATCATGACGGCGCTCGGCGCCTGGCGCATGACGCAGGGCATCTACCGCTTCGATCCTGCGCTGCTGCCTGCGCTGCTGGAGACACCGCTCGAGGGAGACATCCCCGTCGAGCATCTGCAGCGCTTGCCGGAGTGGTGCGTGTACGTCGATCTCGCCGCTGCGGACCTCGCACCTGGACTGCACGGCGCGTGGATGCACATGGAGTACGACGTCAACACCCGCATGCCCGAGTTCCGCGTCGTGCTCGATTGCGCGCGTGACCCGCGGCAGCCTTTCGCCGCCGACGGCGTGCACGCTCTCGCGCTACCGTTGGCCGGCAGCATCGAGGACTCGCTCCGCGCGCTCGAGCGCAGCGCACGCCACCAGGCCGAGCACGCAGGAATGCCGTGGTCAGCGGAGACCGTCGAGGGCCTCCAGCGCAGTCGCGACATCTTCGAGCCGCTGCTGTCGCTCGCGCTGTACCTGTGTGCCGACGCCGACATCACTCGGCGCGGCAAGCCCGAGATGCCGCGCAACCCCGCGCCGGTGCGCTCCGGACGGCAGTGGCTGCTGCATCCTGCAGCCGGCCCGGTCGAGTGGGATGTGGGCGTGCGCATCGGGGCTGCACTGCGTGCCGCGTACCAGCGCGAGGAGACTGGACAGCCCGCCGCCCCGACCGGCCGGCACGTCCGCCCGCATGTGCGCCGCGCGCACTGGCACACCATCCTGTCCGGCCCGCGCAAGCGCGAGGACGGCACGGAGATCCCCGCGACCGAGCGCCAGCGCGAGCTGCGCTGGATGCCGCCGATCCCGGTCGCGGTCGAGGACTACGACACCCTGCCCGCGACCGTGAGGCCAGTACGATGACCCGCAACATGAACACCCCAGTGGCCCGCTGGCGCGCCCGCATGGGGCTCTCGCAGCGCGCTGCGGCCGAGGCGCTGGGCATGGCCCTGTCGAGCTACCAGGACCAGGAGCGCGGCATAAACCGGCAGACGGGCCAGCCCATCCGCACCCCGCTTACGCTGCTGCTCGCGTGCGCCGCGATCGAGCGCGGCATCGCACCGGTTGAGTAGCGAGGAGCGCCTTCATTTTCCCGGGCATTTTCCCGGAGCAACAAAAAAGGGGCCTAGCGTCGCAGCTAAGCCCCTGTTTTTTATGGTGGGCCGTGTTGGAATCGAACCAACGACCAGCGGATTAAAAGTCC